ATGCGGCAAAATACAGCCGCTGCTGGTAGTAAACGACGGTGCTTGGATAGCCATTGACGCTGTTCCAGGCGTATTTTGCCCATTTATAGCTGCCATTGGCTGATCCGACAACCTGAGAAGGGATGTAACTGATAACCGTGGCCGTGGCCGTAGTTCCTGCCGCCGCGGTGATGCGCACAATACCGAAACCACTGTGCAGATATTCCCACTGGATGCCGGTGTCTGTTGATCCGGTTCCGCCCCAGCCATCCCACGACATACCCTCAGTATGTGAAGGGCGAAGGGTACCAGTCTTCCCGGCGGTGTTGGCACGATAGTAGTTGCTGTCAGCGCGGCGCACGTCGTTGATGACTGTCGTCTTGCTTGTCTCCCAGACAGGAACTGAATCAACCGCAGGCTGTTCGAGATAGAAGAGCTTTCCGACCTGCTCAGCGCCAAAGATGGCAGAGCTCGCCGTAAGCGTAATTGTTCCGGTGCTGGCGCTGGCATAAACCTTAATGGACTGGTCAACGTTGATATCTTCAAACGGTCCGTTTTTGGTGGTTACATCGACGATCTGCCAGTTGTCGTGCGCGTAGCGGCGAAGCTCTTTCGGCGGGTAGGCCGGGTGCACCAGCGTAAGAACGTCGGCGCTCTGCGTGAATTTAATGCGGAACAGGTCGGCCTCTGTATACGGCATCGCCAGTTCGTAGATCACATTGCTGCTGTTAAGCACATACGCACCGTCTTTGATAACGCGCATATAGCCGTCGCCAAACTCCAGCGCATAAGTCTGAACTGTCGAGAACTGGAACGGGATAAGGCGGCATTTTTTGTTTGAATATTTTGCCTCGCCGACGAATCGTGTTCCCGGGCGATTCTCCACGCCGCCATACTGACGGACAATAAAGTTATCGCACTTGCGCAGCGCCACCTGATACTTCGACATATCAATGCGCCCGTACAGCGACGGGCCAATCTCACCGCCGGCAAAGCTCGGCTGGATCCAGCTGATAGCCATTATGACAACCTCGCTGCAGTGAACTCATCGACTGGTGGCTGAGGCTCCTGAGACTCGTTCTGGCTGTGTGAGCCAGCACTAAGGATGACTTTTTGGTACATGTTCAGGGCGTTGTTGCCGAGATCTGCGCTTCCGGTTAGCGGCATGTTGATGGCGGCGGCCAGACGCCAGGAAAGCGCCTCCATGAAAATTGGATCGAACATGTTCACATCAGTGACGCGCGCGATGTATTTCATCCATGCCTGTGGCTGGTCGGTGTAGATCAGCTTTCCGGTACCGTCACCGTTGGAGCCGACCTCATAGTTGATGCGCATGGCAGCCGTCGGGTTACGAACACCTGGCACCATAATTTCAGTGATGCGCAGGCAGTCAGTAGGATACTGGTAGGAATATTGCCAGTCCGGCGGCGGGTTATTGGTGTCGGCCAGCGCCAGGCGTTTGGTGGCGAAGTTCCAGTCGAAGTCAGCCAGCGCAGCATCGCGACATGCTTCGAAATGCAGGGAACACTGCCCGGCCTCTTTACTGGCCTCAGTCAGGCTGTTAATGCTGCGGCTGTTGCCGATATTGCTTAGCGCGCGGTTGCAGATCTCGATAACGGAGGCCATTAATCATCCTCCCCGCCTGGATAGAATGCATCTTTCAGCTCTTTGGCATCATCACGTTTCTGAGGAGCCAGGCCAATATCGGTGATCTGCAGCTCAACATAGTTGTCTTCACCGTGATCTGTGGTGCTGGTAGACACAGAACATACGTTAGCCATTGCCATAACTGAAACGCCATCACCTACCGCTGGCAGTGATTTTGCGTTCAGGCCGAGACGTTGCAGAGATTCATTATCCAGCGTGATGCGCAGCCCCCACGGATACTGATCTTTGGTTTCTGGTTTTCCATCTTCACCAACGAATGAGTCGGTGCCTGTTTTCATGTTTACAGTTTTCATTCTCAGGTCTCCGCATAGAAAAGCGGGGCCGAATGGCCCCGGCTTTTAGCACTTTATTGAGCGCTTACACGCCCAGTTCTTTACGCCGGGCGTCAATCTTCTCTTTGAGAGTTTTTGCGCTGGTGTTTTTATGCGGAGCTTCGCCGAACATCTCTTCGTAAATGGTACGAAGCTGGTCCAGCTCCTGAAGCTCTTCATTGGTTGGCAGATCCTCTTCCTTCACCACGACATCACCGTCGTTATGAGGAATAAGGTTTTTGCCAGCCTCCCCGGAAAACTCCACAATATCGCCAGGCTCGCAGAGCTTGCCGTTAATGAAGGAGCGTTCTTTGACGCGATATTTAGACATTGGTCTGCACCCCGCCAACAATGCCAGCGGTTACTTTGCCAGTGGTCGGCGAGGTACCGGTGACGGTGTAGTTAAGTCGGATGTAGCGCTCCAGCTTCATCGGCAGCGTGATGACCGGCGTTTTGTAACCAACGGTCAGGGATGCCAGAGGAATGACCATGGAGATAACATCAGTTGCAGAGCTGAAAGACGAGTTGTCATCGGTCTGCACCGTTACGGTCAGGCTGGTAAGGGTGTTGAATGCCTCAACAACCTGAATCAGCAGCGGGATATCGCCATTTTTACCGACATCCTTACTGGAGCCGGTGTCAATGACGTTGGTTGATGCCGCGGTGGCCGTAATGGCCTGAGCCGCGGAGAACAAAGCCTGTTGATCAAGCAACATGATTCTCTCTCCTTACGCCGTTACGGCAGATTCAGTGTTGAGGATTGCATCCACACGACGGATAGGAATGCCCAGGAAGGAAACGATCTTCTTACCGCCGTACTCTTCGATGGTAAGATTTACGTTTTTGGCATTCATAGCCTGTTTGTGCAGCCATGCGTGGATGGTTTTGTTGGCATAGATAACCTCTTTGCCATCACCCAGCATTGCCACGTCGCGGGCATAATATGCATCCACCATCATGCTGATCAGGTCAGCACCAGTTGATGCATCTTTGGTCAGCGTGGTCACATCGATGTTGCAGATGCGGGAAATTGAACGCCAGTCACGCACGCTAAGACCCAGATCCCACTTGAATTCATCACGATACGCACGGTACTGGCCGCCGTTACCGTCACTTACCAGGTCATCACCAAGGTCTTCATGCTGGAATCCTGCGACCATGCCTTCCGGATAGATCATGTGGGCAGTGTTCTCACCCCATGACATAAACCAGATAGAAGTGTTGGTAGAGCCGCTACCACCGGCGCTGAATACGTTTTCTGCGCTTGCAGCTTTGCTGGTGCTCAGCGTATTGAAGCGCGGCGCCAGGCCCATGAAAGCCTCAGGCTCAGCATCGGTGTTGCCGTAGATAGCGTAGCGGGCGACTTTGTTGTTGAAGCCCTGCAGCTTGCCCATGTTTTCGGAAACACGGAACGCTGCGGCGTTGTTAGAGCGGTCAGCCAGAGCCTTATCAACGAATCCCAGGTCGTACAACATACCTGTGGTATCGGTCACTGGTACGGTCTGGGTTTTGGTTGGCTGAACGCCCTGGTTATAGCGGCGCCATACCGGCTCAGGAATACCTGCGCGGATGGTGGTTTTATGCTTAGAGCCGTCGTTACACGGCACATAGATCGCATCGGTCAGGATGTCGTTGGTTTTAGCCAACTGCTCCACGATGCGCGCGATTCGCCCGTTCTTGTCAGTACGATTGTAGATGTCAAGCAACGATGGCAGAGTTTGACCGATTAAAGCCATTTTTCATACCTCACTTTTTGGGATAGAAGGCGGAGATAAGGTCACTGCCGCCGCTTTCATGACCGCCGGTGACAACCTTGTCTTCTGACATTGCCTTGCCGACTTTGATAAACGCTTTAACAAGCGCCGGGTGATTACCCAGACCGGTTGAATCCAGGTATTCTTTCAGTTCTGGATCGCCGAATTGCTCCAGTGCACGCTGCGCTGCGCTGAGATTTGCGGTCAGCTTGTCGCCGCCGATCTCTTTGTCAGCCTTCACATCGGCTGCCCACTGTTCTGTCTGCGACTGCCAGGCTTCTGCCTGCTGCTTCTGCACCATTGGCATGATCTTCGTGCCGTACAGGTCGACCATCTTCTGTGCCTGTTCATTAGTCAGGTTCAGCTCACGCGCGATAGGTTCGAATTGCTCCAGCGCTGCAGTATCAAGCTCCTGGCCTTCAGCAGGCTTGAACTCGTATTTCTCCGGCGCGCCTTCCT